TTCTACATTAACTTCACTCTTGACGAAGAGTTTAACGAAACAGTTCAATCTCCTATCCACGAAGATTTTTCATACTCCTCCTTTTCGGAAGGAGAAAAAATGAGAATTGATTTGGCTCTCTTGTTTACTTGGAGAGAAGTTGCTAGATTCAAGAACTCCGTAAACACGAATCTTTTGATTATGGATGAAGTCTTTGACAGTTCATTGGATGGACTTGGAACAGAAGAGTTTTTGAAGATCATCAGATTCGTTATTAAAGACGCAAACATTTTTGTCATATCTCACAAAGAAAGTTTGCTAGATAAATTTGAACAGACAATCAAATTTGATAAGGTGAAAGGTTTTAGTAGTATGGTGCCATGAGAGTTTTAGTTACGGGTCACAAAGGTTTTATCGGTCGCAATGTTTTTCTTGATTGGCAAGAAACTCTTGGGTACGTCAATGTAGATGGTATTGATAGGCCGGATGATATTGCAGATTTCAAAGGTGGAGATTATGATCTTGTCATTCACCTAGCGGCATATGCCGACATTAGGGAAAGTTTGAAAAATCCACAACTCTACTATGAAAACAATGTAGTGAAGACGAAGAAGTTGTTTGATTGGTGTAGAGAAACTAACACTAGACTTCTGTATGCGTCTTCTAGTGCAGTAGAAGAGGATTATTGGGAGAATCCATATGCGATGACAAAGTGGATCAATGAAATCATGGCACCACCTAATTCGGTTGGTATGAGATTCACCACAGTCTATGGTCCCGACAGTCGTCCCAACATGATGTATCGAATGCTTGAGGACAAGACCGCAACATATGTGACCAATCACAAACGCGATTGGATTCATGTCAAAGATGTGTGTCGCGCTATTCATTATTTGGCATCTTCACATATTACTGGACCTGTTACAATTGGAACTGGTAAATCCACCTCCGTAAAAGAACTTGCCAAGTCCATGGGTATGGAACACCTTCCCACTAGAGAGGATACTCCAGGAGAAAGAATGGATAATCAAGCGGATGTGACTCTTTTAAAAAGTATTGGGTGGTTCCCCACCATTGATGTTCTAGATCAAACCAATTCATAAACCGTCCACTAGAGACCTCCGGCAGCCGTCGGGGGTCTTATTATGTTTGTATACCGACGAGTTGATCTATGTCTAACCACGAAGTCAAAGGGACTCTCGCCCGACTGATGGCCACGGAAAATCTAATTGTGGAAACCAAGAACGTCAGCACCGCTTCCTTTGATGTGGTCAGTCGTATCTTGACCCTGCCTAACTGGGAGAAGGCGAATAACGTTGTATATGATCTGTTGGTTGGTCATGAGGTCGGACACGCCCTCTACACGCCTGAGGCGGATCTCCGCAACTGTCGTGATATTAATCCATCATTCATCAATGTTGTTGAAGATGTTCGCATTGAAAAACTGATGAAACGCAAGTTCCCTGGCTTGCGAAAGACGTTTTACAATGGATACCAACAGTTTCATGAAAATGACTTTTTTGAACTCGATGGCAAGTCTGTTGATAATATGAGTCTAGTTGATCGTATCAACATTCATTTTAAAATTGGCAATTTTATTGATGTAAAATTTTCTGAGGATGAAAAATCAATCGTCAAAGGTGTTGAATCTGTCGAAACGTTTGAAGACGTTGTTCACTGGTCCAAAATTCTCTGGGATTACTGTCAAAATGCAAGACATCAAGAAAAAATTAAAGAAGGAGGTGAACAGCCTACGAACCAAGACGAAGAATCTTCATCCGATTCTGAGAATCCTAGTCCTTCTATTCCTGATTCCACTGGTGGTTCTAGTGATCCCTCCACTCCTAGTAGCGACGACAGCACTCCTGGTGATCCTGGTGAAGGCGATCTGGGTGATGATGACCTTCCTAGTATGGATGGTGGTGGGGTGGATTCTGGTCACCCTGATATCGATTCTGTTCTGACTCAGGACAATCTTGATAAGGCTCTAGAGTCTTTAAACTCCAGGCACGGTTTGGAGTCTAGTTATGTCGAAGTTCCAAAAATGAACCTTGACAAAATTATTGTGTCTAATAATGAGTGTTCTAATCAAATCAAACTTCATTTTGATACGCAGGAAAAACTTGCTCCTGGGTGTTATGAAGCCGTGGACATGGAATACTCCAAGTTCAAAAAATCAACCCAGAAAGAAGTTTCGTATCTTGTCAAAGAGTTTGAATGCAAAAAATCTGCTGATAGTTATCGCAGAACTCTCACTGCCAGAACTGGATCTCTAGACACCACGAAACTTCACACATATAAATTCAATGAAGATATTTTCAAGAAAATTTCTGTGGTTCCTGACGGCAAAAACCATGGACTGATCTTTGTTCTTGATTGGTCTGGTTCTATGGGCCGAGTTCTTCATGACACTGTATGTCAACTAATCACTCTGGTTTGGTTCTGTAAGAGAGTTGGCATTCCCTTTGACGTATATCTTTTCACTAATGACTGGACTCAATGTAGAGTTCAACATGATAATTATGAACCAGAACATTATGATCAGGTAGAGAATGCTTTTCATATTCCCAAGTATTTCTCTATGGTGAATATTTTGACCAGTAAAGTTCGGTCCTCTGAACTTGATAGTCAAATCAAGAATCTGTACAGGATTTCTTATTATTACGGTTCATCGTATGGAGTCTCATATCAAATTCCTGATCAAGCAGGACTTTCTGGAACGCCTCTGAACGAGGCTGTCATTAGTCTGAATCAAATTATTCCAGAGTTTCAGAAGAAGAATGGTGTTCAAAAAGTAAACTGTGTTATCTTGACTGACGGTGAGGCCTGTTCTTCTAAGAAATGTAAGACAGTCACACGCCGCAGTCGATTTGATCTCAATGATGCATATACCACGATGATACATGCTAGTATTCCCGGTGGTTCTTATATTCGTGATCGTCAGACAGGACATACACACTCTACTGAAGGTCTTTCCTACTTTGGAGATATCACTGCAGCGTGTTTGCGGCAACTTAAGACTAGATTTGGAAATAGTAATTTTATCGGTATCCGTCTCATCTCTGGTTCATCTGAACTTTCTTCTTTCTTGAATCGACATGTTGAATATCCTAAGAGTATTGAATGCCGTAAGATCTGGAAAAAAGAAAAATCTTTCTCTATAAAGACTGATACTTATGATCGATGCATCGCAATCTCAACCACTACTCTTCGGAATGATTCGACTTTTTATGTGAATCCAGATGCATCTAAGGCACAGATCAAAAGTGCTTTCAAGAAATCTCTCAACAGTAAGAAACTAAATAAAAAAGTATTGACCGATTTTATTGAAGTAATTTCATGAAACCATCTGAACTTATTGCTGATTTTGAAAGACAGATAGAAGATTGTCAGAAGAATATTGGCGCTCTGAATTCGGCTCTTGTTCGAGAGAACCAAAAACTTTTAAAACTTCAGGGCGCTGTAGAAGGACTTAATATGTTAGAAGATCCTGTGATTACTAAGGGATCTTCTGTAGAACCTTTTAGTGTTGAGAGTCCATATCATCAACCAGTTGAACAACCGACCACCACAACGCCCGAAGAAGACTAAGGGGGTCTATAATTAATTCAGTTAAACAAAACAACTAATGGGTCTCTCCAAAGACAGCATCGTCAATTCTCTTCAAGATCTTTACGGAGAGTCTGTCACCACTGCTGACATCAAAGCCTGGTGTGCGATGAATGATGTCAACTATCAGACTGTTACCAACAAATTGACTGCCTACAAAGTTAGTCGTGGTAAGTGGAATCTGACGGTGACTGAACAATTGGAACAAACTTATCAGGCGCCTGCTGCATTGCCTGCTGTTGAACAGAACCTTATCCCTCAAAAAGATGATACCTTCGTCAAGTTTGGCAATTTCAGTGATGTTAAAAAAATTATTCAGTCCGGTGTATTCTACCCTACGTTTATCACGGGTCTCTCGGGCAATGGTAAAACATTTTCTGTCGAACAAGCGTGTGCCCAACTCGGACGAGAACTCATCCGTG